TGTACGGATCGGAAGAAGCAAGGATCGACTCGTACGCAAAGTCCCCGCCGATGTCCGTAGCTTCGTTGTAGGGGATGTACGCATACCCCTGCATCGGAACTTCAACGGGAGTGGTGTCCTGCGCTACACGCCAAGCCAGAGGCTGCGACATCACAGCCATCGGGTTCTTGCTGCTCTTGCAGAGAATCGACGAGGCCGGCGCAGTCTGGTTGTTGAACTTGATGGACCCTTGGGCGGTATCCACCGAACCGCGATCAAACTCTACGTTGAGGCAATCAGGTGTCTGATTGTCGCCAACGAGCGCTTGGTTTAGATAGTCATTGACGCCGCCAGAAAGATCTAGCTGGCGTACAATCCGATAGTCTTCGCGGTCGGGTGCGTCAGCCACATCAGTTCTCTAGCAGGCTCCAGATCAGTGTGCATTCGATAGAAGCGTCGCTGCGTTGAAGAGCGAAGCCACCATGGATCAACAGGCCGTTGCCAAAGTTGTACGTCTCACCAGCAGCCGAGGCATCCATTGAAGGAACCAAATCAACGCTTCCATCAAACGACTTGATGCTCACCGTGTGCGCTCCGCCAGTCTTATGGATGTGCAACGAGTGAATGACTGCGTACTTGTTGCTTCCGTCCAAGAACGCGGCTTTGTTTGCCACGTTGCGTGTAGCAGTGCGCGTGTCTGCGTAAGTGTACAAGGCTCCCGCAGTATCACGCTCGCCCATGACCTTGTTAGTCGGGTAGATCAGGTTTGTTGCCTCGGTATTGTTCCAGTGCATTACACGAGTACAAGCGGCTGCGCGAAAGCTAGTCATCAGTACCACCAGTAGTTGATGCGATCAGGGTCGAACGGTCCGCGATTGTGCAAGGTTCGCTTATACACCGACGGCCCACGCGCATCTCGTGGCCCACCAGCGTACGTCATGAACTTTGATCCTTCCTCGGCAAGCTCAGGCTGGATAGCCCTCATGCCAGGGATGTTATTCTTCTTCTGCAAGCACGCCTGCGCGGTGCGGAGCACCAGGTAGCGGCAGTGCTGGTCAGGCAGCATGACCATCGTCTCGACCGTGTCATCTGCTGCAAGGGCGTTGGTGAACGCGGAATCGAACGTCAGCTCGTGCTGCCGAGCGCCGGACACCAAGGCTGTCGCCGTGCTGTAGATGCAGCGCCGCACGTCACCGAAGTGCGTAGCGTTGATGTTCGAGGTGCTGGTGACCTGCCAGTCGCTGTTGATGTACGCGCCCTCTTCCGGCTCTACCTCGCCGTAGATCGGCGCCGGCAGGTACAGGATGGTCGTGGTCGCAGACACCGTAGCGATGCGCCCCTTGAACATCTTAGGCGGACGGACAGCAACACGCAGGATCAAGTCCTGAGCGGTGGTCTGGTTCCACAACCGAAGGGTGTTGTTGCCCTCCCACGACCAGTGCGATAGACGGTCGTTGGCCACCCACTTCGGGATCTCCATCCCCTGGCGCACACTACCTAGCGGCGACCACTTGTACGGGCTGAAGGTCGGTGTCGATGCCGGATCCGAATCGCGGCGATACACGCGGCAGCACGCCATGACCCAAGTCGGCAGGCGGTACTCCCACACATTGGTCATCAGTTGGGTCGCTGATGCACCATCCACACACATGGTGAAGTTGGAGTACTCCTTGTTCGCCTCCACCATCGTGCGATACAGGCCGCGCAGTTGGCGGTCACCGTGTCGCACGATGGAGGCAATGGGGTACTTTGCTGCGCTCGGATCATCGAGCACATCCTGAACCTCGGCGATGAATTGGCTGACGTTCACAGTACCCCCCTAGTGTTGTAGCGAGAAAGGCTACTGCGCGTCAACCTTGCTTGTCGCGTATGTGCGCTTCAAGCCGGTCGCATGCTCTGCCTTCTCGTGGGCCACACGCCACGCACGCTCCGCAGCCTCAGACTTCTGCTTGGCTTTGATGCGGTCGTTGTGGTGATCCACCTCATCTGAGACCTGTTGCAGGTTCTTGCCCTGCTTCGTCAGGTCACACGCCTGCACCCGCGCAAGGAGGGTCTCTTTGTGGAACGAGCCGAGGAACTCCCCGTTGTCGCCCTCCCAATAGAAGACCGTATCCCATTCGCCGGTGTTGAATGAATATCGCACGACCCGCCAACGCCCAGGCTGCTCGTCGTTGTGCCTACGCACAGGCGACCACCAGATGGACAGGCAAGGATCGTAGTCCCTGAGTGCGCGGCGAGCACGCTCGAGGGAGGCCACAGGCGCCCAGACGGGATCCTGCGGCCTCCACCGAATGGTGCGCCGAGCTACTTCAGACTGTAGTTCGACGCGCTTTCTCACGTGTTGTCTACTGCGGCGTTTGTCCAGAACCAACGCCAGGTCGGCGTAGCTCCAGCGGCGACCGTATAACCGTTGCTCAAGACAACGGCCAAGCCTTCACGGGCAAGACGATTGGGAGTCCAGCCGTAAGGGTTGTTGACAGTGAATGCAACGTCGGCCTGCGTCGTTTGGCCAGCGCCACCGACAACCGTCTTGCATACGTTGATCGCCCAGTTGGCAGGCGCAGTCCACGCACCAACACTTAGCAACTGACAGCCGCCAAGCACTTGGGACGTAGCAACCTTGAAAGGCAACGGACGAACCCATACGGTGTTTGACGTTGCCGTCTCTACCGTAAAGTTAGTACCACAGTCGAGCGTCGGGGTGCCGGCGTTCGCATCGGTACGGGTTACGGTGATTGACTTGATTGCGCTGAATACACGCCAGCAACGGTGAACCGTCAGTGTCGTGGATGTCTTGCCGCCAACTTCTTGGATCGGATCACCAAAGTGGTCCCATCCTTCGATTACGTAGTTAAACGTCGTCGTTGCCACGCTAACGGTGAAGCACGGATTGAAAGGAGTAACGGCAGTAAATCTGCCGACAACCTGCAAACCGTTACCGTTCAAGGTAGCCGCAGTAGCGATGGTCATTGTCTGTTGCACACCAGCCGACGCACTGAGCGTCAACTGGGTTGCACATCCAGCCGCTACCTCAGAAGGCAGTTGCTGGATTTGACCATTCAGCACATCGTACTTGTAGCGCCCACTCAGGCCACTGTTCTTGGTAAGAACTGATGCCATAGAAGTACGCCTCCTTTCAGGATGCCAGTTCGGTCAGAACTGCACCCGTGCGGTTGCGGACTTCCACGATCATGTTGTCTTCCCACGTCCAGCCACGCCAGTACTTGTCGAGGTCTTGGAGACGCTCCCACGTCGTGACGTCACCGCCAACCAACGGCTGGAGCGGCGAAGTCTCGAGGATGTGGAACTGGTCCATGGCCATGAAGTACACGCGGTTCTGGTAGCAGAAGCGATCCTTCACCCAGCCAATGCCGTTGAAGGTCAGCGTCTTGTGGCCACCGGCCAACTCGAGCGTGTTGTTGTAACGCTTGTCCGGCGTCAGCAACTTGACGTACGAGTTGTAGGTCGGGAACGACGAGAGCAGCAACTCCACATTGGCGTTGTTGATTTCTTCGGCGTCCGAGATGGCCTGCTGCATCAGCTCTTCAGTCAGCGGACGGTTACCCGCGCCACCGTTGTCGAGCACGATTGCCTTGTTGAAGTCTTGCGTCGAGGCAATGCCTTGGAAGAACGTGGTCGAGGTAACCACGTCGCTTTCCGCAGCCGACTGTTGCGAGCCGCTACCGACCATACCGTTCAACGTACCCGTGTCCGAGAACACGCCGCCAATACCCATCATTTCACGGCGGTAAGCCGTGTCGCGGATGGGTTGAGCAGCGGTCGGAGTTGCGGTCGAAGAAGCGCGCACAATCCAATCGCCAACTGCGGAGCTGGCAGTGAACGTAATCGCGCTACCAGTCGTGCTATTAGCGGTGATGGTTACATCCGATCCGCTAACAGCCACTTGGTCTACAACGATCACATAGTTGCTGGCATCCCAAGCAGAGGCAACGCCAGCGTTATTGAACTTGGCCAGACGCATACCGCTCTCGATGTACTTGTCGAGCGTACCGGCGGCGCGAGTGGTCGCAGCGCCTTCAATCGACGAGTTCACCTTAAGGGTCAGCGTGGTGGTGGAACCAGCCGTCTTGACTTCAGCAATACGACCCGAACCGTCATTGTGGACCTGACGAGAGCGGTCGATCATGATGTCGTCAATGATGCCTTCCATCTCGATCTGCATCGCTTCGGCATAGGCACCACCGTTGGTCTTACCGTGACGGATGGTGTCGCCGTCCAAAGCGATACGAGCCATACCCTTACGGGTGATGGTCGAGTAGGTAGCAGCATTCTGCGAACCAGGGTCAGGGATCAAGCCACCGTAGCCCACGTTGTTAAGGCCGGTCGAGCGACCGAACCGCACGGGGAACACGATGAACTTACCCGAGACTGCTTGGGTCGGACGCTTGTCGATCATGCTCAAGAGCACGTTCGAGTTGTTGCGAGCGTCCGGCAGGAGTTGAAGGAAGTAGTTAGTTAGGAGATGGTCGTAATACGCTTGTCCTGATGCGTACTTTACGCCGTTGTCGGCTGTCACAGACATGGATCAGTCCTTAGTTTGGTTGTGAGCTACTGCACACCGTTCTTTAGCTGGCTCACGAAGTTCTTAAAGCCTGAGCGCCACTGTCCACTCTGCAGCTCCTTGGCGGAAGGCTTCTGAGGAGCGTTGCTAGTGAGGCCAGGGGTGCCGGCTGTAGGCGGGATACCAGCTAGTTGGGATGTGTTTGCAGCCCGTTGGTCACGTTGCGAAGACATGAAGTCGGAAAGCATGTCGGCTTGCATCGCGTGCAGCTCGGCAGCAACCTCCTCCAGCGGCTTATTGGGGTTAGCCATTTGGTAAGCCGCGACCACAACCTCCGCTTGTTCCCGTGCCTTCGCGTTGCCTTGGTATAGCGGCATTGCTCCAACCACGGACTTGATGCGATCCATGTGCGACTTGGTGGTCAACTCGTCGCGGAACTTTGTGAGATCCGCGAGCTGGCTCTGGATTCGCATGAGATCTGATCTGGTCTGCTTGGTGACAGGATCCAGATCGGAGTCATCGAAACTTGCATCGGTTTGTCCAGCCCCGATCGGGCGCCCGTGCAGTTGAGACGCACGTCTCTGTACTTCTGCAAGAGCTGCTTCGGGGTTGGTTCTCATCAGAGTCTCCATCTGCTGGGCGAACTCGATAGCGCCGGCATGCTGCTGCTTCAGCGAGTTCGCTTCCTGCAAACGTTTCTCTGCGGCAGATGCCATCTGTGCGCTGCGGCGCAAGTCGGCAACTGTCGTGTCCATTTCGCGGCCATCCACCTTCAAGCGGACGACTGCATTGTCTTGTGCGTAGTTGATCGGAGCTGCGGGTTGTTGCGGTTGTTCGCTCACGGGATCACCTCATATCCGGCTGCGGCTGCACGAGCGTTGGCTTCGCTGCGGCCTTGGTTCTGAACGGGGGACGCAAGTTCATTGGCACGTGTCTCGCCTTCGATCTGGGCACGCTTGGTGTCGCGAGGGCGACGCCACAGCCAACGAGGCTCAACCGTGAACGAACCAGGCTTGCCGGCGACCATAGATACCGGCAGGGTCGTACGCTGACCGTAGTAGCGCAAGCAGACTTGGCACACGACGTCTTCGTACCACGGAGCTTCGTGCTTCGGCTTGTAAGCCGAGTTCCACTCATTAGGCCCAACCACGCCACGATTGGGGTTGCTCTTCAGGTACACACCATGCGACGGTTGGCCTTCAGGGTGCGGAACGCGGCACTTGACGAAGAACGTGTAGATCTCGTTCTCCTTGGCCTTCTCTGCTTCAGTGCGCTCCTTGATCTCCTTGGTCGTCTTCTCGAGCAAGGACTCGACGTTGTACGCCTCGATCTCGTTCTCACCCTCAATGGGGAACAGAGGCGTTAGGCGTGCCGTGCTCTCAGCGACAGCAGCGCGGGATGACGACAGCTCCTTGAGCTGTGCGCCAATGGATGCAGCGTCAGCGTGTTCTTCACGCTTCATGCTGCGGGGTTTGATGGGGTTTGTTTCGGTCATAACTTAGAAAGTAGGTTGGGACGCTTGGCCTTTTTGGCCTGGGGTGCCTTTGACTGCTTCAGCCATTTGCATGGCTTGCATCTGGGCTTGCTGGATGAACATCTGATGCTTCTTCCAGTGGTCGGTGATGAGCGCCTGCGTCTGTACAGAGAGTCGCTTGAACTCTGGCGTGTACATGTAGGCGATGAGCACGGCGGATTCCTTGACGTGGTCTTCCCATTCCATGACGGGATAGCCTTCGTCGCCGTACTTCAGCGGATCCTTGATCATCTCTTGGATCTCGCGTTCTTGGTTACGCTCGGCTTGTAGTGTGCGCTTGATGAACTCGTCGCTCGTGTTGTAGTGCAAGCCCTTCAAGATCAACGCTCGTGTCTGATCGTCGAACTGTGGGTTGAACGCACCAGCCTGCAAGGCGTCGAGCATCTCTTCGCGGCCAGAGGCCACGGTGTCTGCAACCGACGGATTGCCAACGATAACAAAGTCGTTGAGCAGATCAGCGCCGCTGAACTCCTGCACAACCCACTCGTTGTCTTCGCCGAGGTAGCGCATCAAACGCTTCTCGCCGTAGTACAGCTTGCCGAGCGCAAGCGAGATCTTGCCGGCGTCGCGAACGGTACGCAGCGTGGACTTGCCTGGAACGGTTAGCGTGATGAAGCGCTCTTCGTTGATAGCACGCACTGCGCTGCCGGAACGGAGCTGGCCAGGCAGTCCTTCGGCGTTGATCTCGGATTGCGCAGCGGCCTTGTTGAGGTCGGCTTCGCACGTGTCCATGAACCGCGCAACATCCGGCGGGATCTGCGGCGGCGGACCATGCTGCACCTTGAACGAGGACACCTCGTTGACTTGGTAGATGCGACCACCGCCAACAGGCATGTTGTTCGTGTCGATGCCGGACTGATCGCCAACGTAGGTGTTGGGCAGACCGAACGTCTCCATGAACTGCATCATCACCGTGCGCGATGCGTTCAAGTAGTACTGCGGTCCAATCAAGTCTTCGACGAGCGACGCGCCCCAGAACCGGCCCATGTGAGGGCACCAGTCGTCCTTGACGTAGGGGATGTGCGCCCAGCCTGTACGATCAGCAGCGTAGGGGTTGTCGAGACCACCGGCGCGATTCAGGTTGAGGATGCGGCCACCGGCGTACACAACGCGCATACCCTTGGGGTATTGCTTGCTGGGGCGCTGCCAAAGCTCAACGTACTGCGTGCGCTTGCCGCGCTTGTCTTCCGGCTGTGCCCAGTCAACGAGCGACAGACCAGACCCGTTCGACATGAACGCGATGGCTTCTTCGTAGTTGCGCAGACCAGCGTCTGCTTCCATCGGCTGGATGTCTTTGGGGTCGATATCGAATCTCTCCGCGATGCGGTCGATGTCGACGTAGTGCTTCTCTGCGAACCACTGACATCCCATCATCTGCGCGTCGCGGCTGCTGCTATCCTGGAACGCGGCAAACGGCGACAGGACGCTAAAGCTGATATCGCCTGATGCATAGTCCTCGAATAGACCTGCTTGGTCTTTCTCTGTGCGCATAGCCTTCGTGAGCATCTGCTCAGGAATCACGCGCTTGGTTTGAGCATCGCTGAGATAGAAACGATCCGGCTCGCCCTTGAAAGGATCCCATTGGACCTTAAGGAACGAAGTGCCGCACACGGCCTTCCACAACGTGGCCATCGTGAGATGCCACTCGAAGTCCGTCACTTCGCGGATGTGGTCAAAGACCTTCTCCGATAGCTGCGCTAGTTCGCGGTCGCGGCTAGTGCCGGTGGGCGGACGAACGCGGAACTTCGCATTGACCGCGAGCACTTTCGCGCAGGCAGCGAGCGTGCGTGAGCGGATGAGGTTGATCTTGTACTGGATCGCTTCGTCGGGGTTATCGAGCGCAGCGTCGTAGAGCTTGCCCTGCTCGAAGAAGAAGCGTTGCTTTCCTGACCAGAAGGCGACGTTGGAGATCCACGACTCTTCGAGTGCGAGTCTTTCAAGACGTGATTCATGCAGACCGACACGCTTGTCGATCATCTGAATCAAGTCACCTTCGTTGGTATTGATCATCCCGCTCCTGCTGGGCGACGTGCCATGTATGCTCGCGCAATCGGCTCAGTCGAGACCTTCTCTCGATCTGTGATCTCCATAGCTCCAGCAACCGAAGCGGCTTGTGGCTTCTCTGAGAGCGCGAGCATCGCTTTCATAAGGTCGCGATTCTGCTCTGCCAAGCGTAGGTTTACGCGCACAAGTGACCAGCACACTGCCACAATAGGCAATGCGCACATCAGCGCGGTCATCACCAACACTCCGAACTCCCAGCCATTCAACATGTCAGTTGCCATTGAAGAGACGCCTTTTCGGTCGTGGCGCAGATTGACGTTGGTCGTACCGCGCCCAGTAGCGTTCTGATTCCGTCTTAGGCATTGCTGGCTCAGGACGCAATAGGCCACGTGTCCATGACTGATCACGGACAGCGAGTGCAATGCCATATGCAATTACCATGTCATCGTGACCGCGAGACTCCATCTCGCCCTTGCCGTTCCAGCGCTGATCGCGCAATTCGTACAGCAATTCCTCGTCATAGATGACACAGTTGTCATCGAACGCACGCTTGATGCGGTCGATGAGAAGAGGCTTGGTTGTGCTGTTTGTGTGCCAGCCAAGCACCTCGGAAACTTGTTTGGAAATCGTGTCTTGGCGCTGGCGCTTGTAGATCTTCTTGTAGCCCTTGTTGATGGCTTCCATGCAAGCGGTGTAGCCGTGGGCTGAAGGATAGGTCTCGAACGCGAGCAGCGCTTCGTTGTAGTACCACGACAGCCAGGCGCACTTCGGCCCCCACACGTGCGGGTCATCGCGCTCTTTCCAGCGTGCGACCATCTCGCAGGTTTCGCATTCGATCACAACTGCAACGGCAAAGTCACCTCGAGCAAGTCCGCCGGCGGTGTCGGACGCGCACACATACTTGCGGCCCTCTTCAGGATCTTTCCAGATCTGAAGTCCCCCGCGTGCGTAAGGCTCGAACTTGAAGTTCATTGAGCTTCCACTCTCATGCTGCCGACGAACTTGGGTTGATTGTCGCGAGCCTTCGCGAGCAAGTAGTCGATCTTCTCGATGTCGAACACAGGCCGTCCAGTTGACATGAACGCGAGCTGTGGACGCGAAGGATACTCTTGGTTGAACAGCGCGAGATCGTTGGCGATCTCTTTGTCTTGGATCTTCTGCCGGCGCCACAGCAGTTGGTCGATACCAACGCTTTGCAGGCCAACGTTCATGCGCACGAGCTTGGACTTCTTCTCAGGGGCGCAGGTCTTGATCGTGAATGATCCGTCTGCGCTGAACACCAGCTTGCGCCCTTGCTTGACCACTACGTTTACCCACTTGTCAGCAGGTGTGAAACGGCGGATGTAAGTTTGCTTGACAAGCCAGCGCTCTTCTTCGTCGAGCGATGCATTCACTTGCTCGAGGAGCTTGGCGGGGATCTCGCGATTGGATCCGTACGTGCGCGTCCAGCGGTACTCGTCGTGTTCCCACCAGGCGAAGAAGACGGCGTGCCACGGATCGTTGCGCTCTAGCAGGTTGACGTCGCGCTGCTTCCCCGCACGCCAAAAGTCATCACGGAATTTCCCTTGGTCGCCATTCGCGGTGGACTCGTCGAATCCGTACGTACCTGGCAATGTAGGCAGAGAGGCCATCACACCAGCTTGCTTGCGTTCTGCGTCGGGCCAGTGCGCGGTTTCTGACAAATGCACCATTGTCCTCGTTCCGCCCCGCCCTGGCTCTGGAGTTTCTGCGGACGTTACGTGGATCTCGCCTCGGATCGGGTCTGTCCATACAAGTGAGCTGGTTGCCTTGGACTTCATCTTGAAGTCCCATGTCACGGGTTCGTTGGTCTGCGGGTTGTACGTCTTGACCATGGACGTACGAGCGGTATCTGCGATTTGCAGCAAGAGCTTCGAGCGGTCTTTGTTGTCGGCGATGATCAGTCCGCGAAAGTTCTTCTCGCGCAGGAGCTTCTCGAACATGCACGCCTGCACGTACGTGGAGAAGCCCATCTGGCGAGCTTTGAGGATGATGATGCGCACCGGCACACCAGCCATCTCCATCTGCATGATCCACGACTCAAGCCGGCGCTGTGCGCGGTTGAGCTTCAGTGGATGGATCTTGCCGGCCTTGTCGCGGATGGGGAAGTAGCGCTCGATCCACTCACGGCGCGAGAGGCGCGTGCGCACAAGCGACACGCCTGACTCCGAGCGAACGAACTCAGGCGCGGGAGCGCTGTCACCGTAGACACCGAAGTTGCGATCAAACAGCCCCGAGTACAGGTAGTTGTCACGTACCTGCACATCCTCGCTGGTTTCGTCAACGCGCTTTTGCAGCGCGGAGAGATCGGCAGCTTTGGGTGCTTTGAACGCCACGTGTCACTTTTGGACGGTCTGCTGTAGCGACTGGGCACGCTCGAACATTGAGTTGATCATCGCGGCCATGCGACCATCAATCTCTGCGATGCCACTGAGCATCTGGTCTACCTGTTCATTGAACTGCTGCGTGGCCTTGCGGCGCTCTTCCAGCAGATCAACGATGGCAGACACATGCTGCGAGCGAGCAAGTGAGTTGAAGCGGTACGAGCGGCGGTTGCGCTCGCGTGCTTTGTTGAGGTGGTACTCGCACATGCGTGTGTCATCGTGCACCGGCTTGGCGCACTGCACGCACTTGCCGCCTTCCTTCATGCGCTGGCGATATTCGCGCATGTACTGGCGGAGGCGTTCACGACGGTCGAGATCAGAGATTTGTGTGTTGTTGCTCATTGGACTGGTGGCCGACGACTCATCGCCGCCGGCCAAGATTCTCTGCCAGTCCCTCTACACAGAGAGTCCTGGCTGACGGTACTTCAGCGCATTGACTTGCTGCCACGGCAGCGCCACTTCTTGCGCGACAAGTTGTTGGGAGAGTTGGGGTCTGACTTCCAGTCCCCACCGATCTTGGCGGATCGAGCGCAGTAGGCATCGCCCTTGGGGGTGCCAGGGCGAATCTCGGAACCAGCCTGCCCGTACTTCACAGTGCGGGTGCGACCAGTCTTGGCGGAGGTGACCTTTTTCGAGAAACGCTTTTTCATGGGCGAGCCTACTGCGCACTTCCTAGGGATGGGGGCTTGACTCTTACGACGCGAATCGTACACTGCCGACCAGTCCCACGCAAGATAGTTTTATGGCAAAATCAAAATGGAGCAGTATGACCACACAACTATGGCGCAACCCTGAAGTTGCATCGTTGAGCATGGAGGCTCGCGGTCTGTTCATGGAGCTGGTCATGTGGCAGCTCGAGCAAGGCTTCATCCCCGACGACCCGCTGTACTTTGAGCGGCTGTACGGTCGATTATGCTCGACTGACTTTCATGCGTCATGGGCCGAGGTGACGGGCATCTTGGCTCGGACGGACAAGGGCTTTGTGTCGCCGTTCGTGGCGCAGGTCATGGAGGCTGAGAGCCAGGCGAAGGAAGAGGCTCGGCAGCGCCAGTCGAAGAAGCGCAGCAAGGATGCGAAGTCCTGTCACGCCGTGTCACGCGTGACATCGCGTGACCTTCCTCCCCCCTCTCCCTCTCCTCTTCTTTCCCCCACACCCCCTATTAACTCCTCTCCCCTCACCCCCTCTCCATCCTCTCCCGAGGGGGCCGAGCCAAAAGTCTCGGCGGCGACCCAGCGTGAATTTCTCGACTGGTGGAAGGCACGCTGGAAGCAGGCACGGGGGACCGAGTACCTGATCCAAGCCAAGGACGCGGTGAGCGCCAACAAGCTCCTCAAGGCTGCGTCGATGGACGAGGTGAAGCACAGGGCCGAGCTGATGCTTGACCACCAAGACGCCTGGATGGCCGCTAGGGCGTCGTTGACCACCTTGTTGGGCCAATGGAACCAACTGGTCGCCAAGTCCCCGCAGAACGCAGCACAGCGCGTTACAGTGGGTCAGCCTCCGCGCAGCTCCGATGACGAATTGCGCGACGAATGGGAAAAGTGGAACTCGAGGGTACGCAATGCGATTCCTCCGTGGGTAGGCTCAGAGCAGGCCAGGCAGGACATCGAGATGCTTAAGGAAATCTGGAGGAAGAAGAATGCAGCAAAGGCAGCGTCCACCTGACGTGTGGATCATCGTCTACCACAGCCAGGCTTACGGCCCATTCGAGACGCGGCTAGATGCCTGCGATGCGGCAGCTAGGCGCTGGGGAACGGAAGGAGACTGGGAGCCACGTTTGCTGAATCCCAGTCTGACCAACACTTGCATGACGGTGCGCAAGGCACCGCCGCAAGTCACTCCGCCTTCTTGACTTCGGCGAGCTTGGCAGCAACGACAGGTTGCAGCTTCGAGGCTGCTTCCTTCACGCCGTATGCGCCTTGGCCGGCCATCACCACTTCCCACGGGATGATGATGCCGATCTTCTCGAGCAGCACTTTCAGAATGGGCAGGAGGATGCTGACCCACCAGGTCGAGCTACCAACGATCTTGGCAAGGATGGCTTGGATGTTCATGGGAGATTCAGTTGCGGAGGCGGAGGTTCTTTAGGCTCGGAGATTTGCGCCTCAATCATCTTCGAGACCAGCTTCTTGGCTCGCGCCTGTTGTAGCATCTCGATGGCCTTCAGCACATGCGTGGGCCGGCGGGACGTTTTCAGGATGCGCGTAATCGTACGTGACACCATGTACTCGGCTTCCGCTTCAGAGAGCGGGATGCCGGCGTCGAGCTTCTTCTCGATCTCAGCGATGCGTTCAAGGAAGCTCGTGTCGGCTGCACCGACATAGCTGCTTTGGTCGCCCTGTCCGCCGTTGCTATCAGGTCTCACCCAGATGTGCTTTCTGCCTTGCATGCGCCGTTCGTAGTCTTGCCGGCCACGTGAGTTGCTGTAACGCATGAGCGCGTCGGCGTCATCAAGACTCATATTGGGCACGTAAGGCTCATCCGACGTTAGGTCGTCGCCCTTCGTGCCCATGATCAGCGACCCATGCCGCCGCTCTTCATCTTCATGGCGCTGCCAGTCTTAGCGCCCTTCGGCATCATAGCCTTCTTCGCAGCACCGCCAGCTTTTGCCGCCGGCATGCGCTTGGGGCCAGAAGCCTTACCCATCATTTTGCCGCCACTCTTGCAGGATGAACCCTTCATATCACTTCCTTTTGGTTTTACCGCTGATACGCATGGCACCGGCAGGTGACCGCGCTGCGGAGTTCGACTTGCGCTCGCGCATTCGCTCGCGCCGTTCGTAGCCACGCGACTCACCGCGCTCGTGACGCGGACCTTCGCCTCGTTCGTACCCGCCTTCGCGTTTGGCGTGTGCCATCAGTACGCTCCGTACTTGTTCATTTGCTGGGACGTGTACATCGCTCCAGCGCTCGGCCCCATGCCGAA